GGACCTTTAGCAGTTTCAGACCATTCGTTTAAAAGAGCTACGTTGTAAGTTTTCTCAACTAGAGCAACTGTAAGTTTTTTTCTAGGATCTAAAACTATAAGAACTCCGTCCGTGATCAGACCTTTGATAGGCTTAGCCCATTTACCTGATTTGGACAATTTGTCCCACAGTTCATCAGATACCTGATTCATGCCTGGGAGAACATGGAGCTCTCCGATTGTTCTGGATTGTGGCTTTGTGTGTTCTACTAACATGGTTCTCTCTCCAAATGGTTAAAAGGATCCTAGTGAAACACCGGTACACTGTTACAGTGCCGCGGCGCCTCACTAGATCCATGCAGATTAAATACCGTTGCCTTGAGCAATTGATTTCGGATAGTAAACTACTACGCCAGCAGTTCTCGCATGTACGGGAACCTCGAAATAAAGAGCAGACTCTTGTGGGTTAAGAAACTCAATGTCCTGTGGGACTTCAAGTGTAAGCTTGCCAGGATCTCTATCATAGGCAATCATACAGTCCTCAGAGTCATAGGAAGCTGAAACAGGTGCAGCACCTTTGAGTTCATACACAGGGATGATTTCCTTGATGTATGCGTTGGACTTCAAGACAAATTCTAAGATGGTTGTGTCAGAAGTAGCACTTCTGGGAGTGTCAGCAATCAAGGAATATTGCTTGATTGGCATAAGAAGGGTATTAACCGCTTCAACACCATTGGTTACATCTACGACAGTGGTAGACATTAAGGAAATGTCTGCAATGATCTCATCAGGCGTTTTGTCTGCCCAAGTGGTCAGGTTAGAAACACCGTCAGGGATGGTCACAGCGTTGGCATCTGACCAGTTAATAAAACCTGGGATGTCAGTCTCAGGATCACCATGAAAAGCAAGCTTATTTTCTAGTACCATCATTTGGCGACGACAAGCGTTAGCCTTACGTTGGTTAAGAGGCTTACCAGCCATTTTCGCATTTCTAATATCTTGGATGGAATACCCAAAAGAGATTGCGCTAGAATAAATTTGTCTTACGGTTTTCTTACCCTTAACCTCGACCGTGGGAATTGAATTTGCGTAATTATGCACTAATTTTGCTGCACCCACGTGATCATATGTTTCATAAGCTAGAGTCTCAGCACCACTGTCCACTTCACTGGACAATGGAAATAATCGCCTAGCCAAAAGCTGAGGATAGAGCACATCGTATGAACGACTTTTTACATGCTCCAAATTTTCTAGGAAAAACATAGACTCATTGGCGTCCATGTTTGTAAAAACGATATTCTTCATTATAGTCACCTTTCTTTAGCCTACAAGAGCTAGTTCGAGAACGATTAAGTCAGCATCTGCAGCAGCAGAGGTAACAGCAATTGCAGCAGCCAAAGTGGTAACACCACCAGAGACGGCACCCCATTTGTCGGTTGCGGGGTCGTAGGCTAGGGTAGCTCCCTTTAAAACAGCAGCGTTAGCTACACCGTAGAACCGACCTTTTTTAAGTACTGGAAGCTGAGACTTCTCAGCGAAAGAAATGGAACCATCGGCAGCTTGCTCTTGTCCAGAGACATGAACTGCTACACCTTCGATAGCTGCATCTGCTACAGCAGCAGTATATTGTGCATCGCCTGTACCACGACTAACAACTGCACCTACTTTAATTGCAGATCCTTCTGCCAAACCAGAATCAATCTGCTTAGGCTCGGAAAAATTGTCTGCAAGCATTCCACTAAATCCAATTGCTGGAGACTGCTCATAAGTTAATTGTGCTGACATTACTTAGCTCCTTTCCAAAGATTTGCATCACGATCCCAAGCTGCCCGTTGTGCTTTAACAGCATCAGGCTTACCATCACTGGCATCTTGATTATTAATTTTTTTCCCTAGTTCATCCTCACTCTTGTCGCCAGCTTTTGGATCTGCTGAGTCTTCGAGAGAGATTTCAAATCTAGCATTAACGTAGTCATCAGACTTGCCGTCAAGGTTAGTTCCAGGTCTAGTTTTTTCGATGATTTTCTCTTTGATCTCGCGATCAGTTAAACCATCAAGTGCAATTTCAGCACCTAGGACTTTATGTCCACTTCCTTCAAGTTCAACTCTAGACTTAACAGCCTTGTTGAATGCTTCCTTGTCATCTGCACTGTCTTTGAAAACTTTGATTTGTGACTCTTGATCATCACAGACAGCAGTTTTCTTTTCCAGTTCAGCTTTGTTGGATTTTACCAAGCTTTCAGCAGTGTCTAAATTCTCAGACAAGCTAGTAAGGACGCCGAAAACATCATCCTCAACTTGGTACTCCATACCGTTCAATTTGAAAATTTTCACGCTATGCTCCTTACCCTGGTTAATAGTTATCTCATCGTCACTGATGCCATCTAATATGACTTCAGCACCGTCAAGCATGATCTTGCAACTTGGTCCACCTCTAGCCTGATCGACGAGGGAACCATGATTGTATCGGATTTCTCTCTGGATACAGTCATAATTAGAGCCTTTATAAACACCAGGAGTAAAATCTAATTTACACTGGTATCCTAGGCTCATCTCACCTTTTTCTTTATTCTTAACCATGACAATAACGTTGTCGTCAAAGATGGTAAGTTTTTGCTGGACATAAGCCTCAGAATCACCCTGCATTGGTGCTCTAACTCTCTTAGGGTTATCGCTTGCCATTCCAATTATAAAATCAGAGGCATTTTCGGGACTAACTAATTCAGAGGGATGGTTGTTGGTGATAGGTAAGCCAGATAGAGAGGCCATTGTCTCATCAGAGAAAACCTCCTCTTCAATACGAAGCTGCTTGATGAGCTTAGATGTGCCGTCTGGCATGATGTGTCTGTAAGTAAAAATACCTGTGCGAGTGAGGTTTGCCGTAATAGAAATAAATCCGTTCGGAAGTACTTCTAACGAATTAGCCTCGTCTAAATTGAAAAAATCTACATTCTTCATAGTCAACCTTTAAATAGATGCCTACAAGGGTAGTACATACTACGACACTATGCAAGTAAAACACTAATATCGCACTGTATCAGTGTAACACTGTTACGCCCATATTACAAATTTGCCAAATCTTCGTCATCAGATTCTTGCCCTACAGTCAATCCAGAAGGTAGGCCGATTAACCTTTCAAACGCTTCTTTGACTTGAGCTGGAACCACTCCATTGCCCAAGGGTTTAATTCTGTCCACCCTAAAGGTACACCCATCAACCATTCTACCCATGTTGGGTTTAGTTTCCCATTGGTTAAAGACCATAGGCTCTGCCGAACTGGTCCAACCCTTCCAGCTCCTCCCCCCCGATTGCTCCCGTAGCGACTCGCACTTGGAGTGGGCAAGCAAGAACCACCTTTTCCTAATGTGTGGTGCTCCAATTTCTTTGGCAGATATACAAGTCCATCTACAGTCATACCCCATATTGGTAAGGGAAATGACGACTTCTCGAAGTCCACGAGTTCTGATGGCTGGCACGTTTTCCAAAAAGATGAAACTGGGTGCGATCTCTTTGACCAGGCGACACACCTCGAAGAAAAGTCCACTACGCTCTCCTCCCAAACCCTTTCCATTTCCTGCAACACTGATGTCCTGGCAGGGAAATCCTCCGTAGATGATATCGATTTTCCCTTTGAATCGCTCCCCATCGAGTGTTTTGACATCATCCCAAATAGGTGCAGTGGGTAAGTCTCCAGATCCCATCCTCGATAGCAAAACCCCTTGGGCATATCGGTCGATTTCGCAGTAGGCAATAGGTCTAACCCATTCCTGGAGGGCAAGGCTAATCCCACCGCATCCACTAAATAGGTCCAAGCCATACAAACACTCCCTCCCTAAACTCATCTATAAGCCTGCCAAGTCTTCGTCACCAGATTTTTGCCCTGTAGTCAGTCCAGCAGTTGGCTGTCCTACTGTAGAGGCCGTTCTATCTGCTTGCCCTTGAACTCCACCAGGAACTCTCTCTTTACTTTTATCAATAGTTGTCTCATACGAGTACTTACCACTTCCAAATCTAGATTGAGCAATCTCCTCCACCTGTAGAGCACCCATGGCATAGTAGTCAGTATCTACTTTAGCTTGCATCATCTTGGATTTAATCTCAGCTTCCTTAGTTTGTTGGAATAAGGGATTAAAGGTATATGTTAGATCATCAGGTTTTGCGATAGCTCCCGACTGAGAAAAAATTGCATTAATTAAAGTATCAAGAGCCTCTTCAAGGTGATACCCCTGCATAGCTTTAACACTATCATAGTAGTTTATTAGCTCACTCTCACCTGTAGCCCCTAGTCCACTTGGGGATTGTCCGAGTAGTCTCGTGTGTGGGATGTCTGAAGCTGCAACAAGTCTTTGGACTGTCATGTCTACCAAGTCTTTAGCACCAGTGACATTTTGAGCTACAGTTGTAAATTCATCCTCTGCATCAAGGACGATGGCATTTACTGTAGATCGCATGAGTTCCACGTTCTTCAGCTTTTTGAGAATGAGTTCATCTCGATCCATGGCCAAAGCTTCCGACATGCCTTGAATTCTGTAGACGGGTTGTGCAATCGCCTGGACAATTGGAGAAATCGCCTCATGGTTTGTGGAATAATTTCTAATAGCAGTTGCAAGGGTAGTATATATAGAGTCATGCCAATGATTGTTTTGTATGAAAAGTCTAGAAGGTAAATGTACACCATCAAACCTAATTACTCTGGAGTTGTGGATTTTTGAGGATATAGCTCCATTTACCATTTCAGATGGTTGATAAGTGTAGACACGAGGAGTTCCAAATTTTGGATCTGAGAGATCAGAAATTATATCCTCTGAGGTGTGAGTCAATTCATGTCGATCAATAACTTTCAAAGAATTAATCTTTCGTACTCTATCCCAATTAACTGGCTGGGAAATAGAACGTCCATCACTGATAGACATGTAGAGTAGAGCTCCACCATAAACTCTGCCAAGTGTCCAACCCTCTCCTAGATTAGGCCAAACCCCTAATCGCTTAAATTCTTTTTCAATAAATTTTATTACCTCTTCAGGATTTTCACTTTGATCCATACTAAAGGTGACTTTTTCCCTAATGCCATCTGCAGGAATAATTCTAGCGATCTTACTTGCAATATCGTCGCCTGCATAAAAACTTTCGGCCTGGGATCTAGTGACAGGAGTCCAAGAGACAGTGGAATATGTACCTTTATCCTTGGATGTGTTCATTCCAGTGACCAAATTTCGCCATCCGTCACTAACAACAACAGTTTTTGTAGTTTTCTTCACTTTCGCCATTTCAGTACCTCTTATTTACTAGTTTATGACCATTCTACCACACTGAGACACTGAAACAGTGCATAATTTCCATTCTCACCAACTGAGGGGGTTATTTACCATTGAGCCATGGCAATTAAGTGCCTAAGCCCTTTCATCTCTTGAAACCTTAGAATAGCTTGGCTTATAGCATCCACGATGTCATCATGTCCAGCATTTGGGAAACTTATCAATTCACCCACGATATCCTTATTTTTTGGGTATCCCGTAGGCAGGTAGAAGTTTCCCGCTTCAAATGTAGGAGAAACAGCATGTAGGCGTTCATCTTTAGAGACTGTAGCCTGTACTGGAATGAGGTGAGATACAGTACTTTTTAATTCGGAGATAATTGCTGAACCATTTGCCTTTTCCTCCACCAAAACTGCACTACACATGGGGTATCGTTTAGCCATATCCTTAATTGCTTTTTTAGTTTCGGGAAAGTCAGCTTTTTTTCGATACATGTCGAGAAGGAAAAAGTCTGAACCCTTCTTAACTATCACCACGCCAACAGTCCAGGATTTTCCAGTGTCCTTGAATGTAAGGTCCCAAGATGTCACCACGTAACAATCTCTAAAATTATGAATATCGAAAGGTGCTGCCGCAGGATTGTAGTACTGTATCCAATCCTCTTTGACTATGTTTCCACCTTCTATTATAGGGTTTTGTTGGTAGAGGCTACTCCATACCCGACTACCGACTTGCTTCCTAATTTTCTCCATTCTATCAAGGTCATATTTGCCAGGCCAAAGGGGTTGTCCTTCTTTTCTAAGATCCCCACTGTGACACTGTGACAGTTGGGATCCTTCTACACTTAAGGCAGTGGCAATGGCAGGGAAGTTTATTATCTCCCACTTGTCGCCTCCCATTTCCACCTCTTGAATAAGCTTGCCCGAAAGGTCTTCCATGTGCCATCGGGTTTGGCAGATTATTACATTGGCACCTTTTTCCAGACGAGTGTAGGCAGTTGAGTTATACCAAGAGAAAACTTTTTCCTGGTAAGTTTCTGACAGTGCCTCCTCTTCGTTTTTTACAGGATCATCTATGACTAGGAGATCTGCACCCATTCCAGTAATTGAACCACCTACACCTACAGACAGTAAATAGCCTGGGTGGTCAATCATTTCAAAGTAGGAGTTGGTGCGCTTGTATTTATTGTTGTCTGGGTGAGGTTTTGAGAACTCAGCATTAGGAATCATAGAGTCTGGGAAAATCTCGTGAAACTGTTCAGACTCTAAAATACGTTGAACATCTCGACTAAACATTGTTGCCAGGTTTGCTGAGTAGGAACAGCCCATAATTCTGGTATCGGGTTTACGTCCGAGTAGCCAAGCAGGGAACCTGCGAGAGACAAGTTCGGATTTACCAAACCGAGGCGGCATGAAAATCATTATTCGTCTATCGGTGGTGTGCATAAGACTCTGAAGAATTTTGATCATTATCTCATGATGCCAGTTGAACTCATAGGAGGGCATAGTGTGTTGGATAAAGTCACGAAAACTATTGTACGCTCCCTCAAGTTTGAGAAGTTCTTCATACTCCTCTAACTCAACATCCGACATCATCACATATTCTTCGTCACTCAGCATTAGGACTTGCCACCCTCGATTACTGTAAAGTTGTGTTGAGGTTTCTCTTTAGGTTTTTCAGGTTCTTCTTTAGGCATATACATCTTGTGTGTAGTTCTTGCCTCTTCTACAGAGAGTAGATGAGTTGTCCAATTCTCATGGAACTCTAGAATACACTCACAACAAATGATAGCATTAGTAGCCCGACCAAACTTAGTGTTACAGGTATCGACACATCCACAAAAATTACATTGAGGTATACTCATAATAAATCCAAGTCATCATCGTTATCAGGTACAACCTCTTGCGCTTCAATAACTTCACCATCCATAGTTACTCTTTGGTGAAGTTCTTTTAATTTTTGAAGTCTTTGATATCTTATTGGAGCACTGACTTGCATGTGAGGTGAAATGGAAACTTCTACAGATTTTTTAACTTCAGTAGTTTCATGTTGACCCATTTGATTCATCATGAATTTCCATGCAACAACATTTCCACCCTTAACCATTTTTAGACCTTCGGACTCTAACAACATGAGTCTAGCCTTCTCCCCAATTTCCCTTGCCTCTTGGAAACTAGGAAAACGCTTGCACCATCTGATTAGAGTTGAATAGGCTGCACCTTCTCCAGCAGTAAAACTCATGAAAGAATAACCAGCCGAAAGATGATCTATTAATTGTTGGTCATACTCTGGTAAGTATTTACAACTAGACCATCTCGTTTCTAACATTCTTAGTTCTTCAGTGTCCAAGGTTTAACCCTCTATCTAAATTTCGGCAAAAGCTTCAACTCTCACCCTGCACTACTTATAATTTTTTTGCAAATTTGTGTACCCAAGGGATTAGTAGCGGGATTTTTTTATATATTTTTTTTATAAAAATTATATCACTCCAGTAAATTATTATATAAAAAATTATATCAACCTAGGAAATTATTATATAAAAAATTATACCAACCTAGGAAATTATTATATAAAAAATTATATCATTCCGAGTTTTTGTAATTTTCATTTTATGGGGGTTACCCCCAGTATTTTGAGCTCCAGTTACGGTGTTTCGCTGCAACAGTGTAGCATTGTTACAGTATTCCACTAAAACACTGTAGCAGTGTAACAGTGTCACTACTAATACCAATATGTTTAGATAGTTACACTGATTCACTGTTACACTGTGGCACTGTTACACTGTGACACTGAAGCACTGTTACTGTAATTACAGTACTAAGACACTGTTGCACTGTTACACTGTTGCACTGTTACACTGACTCACTGTTACACTGCCTCACTGTTACAGTGCTACAGTGTCCTAGTGCTACAGTGTCCTAGTGCTACAGTGTCCTAGACACGTTCCTTTAATGGTGGTTGACTGCTGTAAACCTGACCTAATACTCCCACCATATAGAACTCTCTATCTATTCACTGTATCAGTCTATTGATTCTCACCTACTCATATAAGAAACCTCCCCCTCACGACTAATATCAGCACCTGACACCTCTATAAGACTATTGATAGCTAGTAGGTGACCGTATTGAACCACTACTATTAAACCAATAAAAGACTCTCAAGGAGTGAGTTTAGGTCTCTCAGGGTCACTAATTACTTTAATTGTTTTAGGG